ATCCATTCATATAAAGGTTGAATCTACCAGTGCCAGCAGGTAAATCACCAAAAAATCCGTAATTATTGGTTGCACCTATTAAACTTGCAGCAACATTAAACCCAACTTGAGTTGTTACAGATGAACCTGCACCTATTGTTCCTTGAGATGTAGTATAATGTCTTAATACAGGTAATGTAAATGCAGCAGCTTGAGTTGTTATTCCTGTATTGTATATATTACAAGAGGTTGTTACATCTGATTGGATAGCACCACCAACACTAATACCAAAAGACGTTACAGCTCCAGTTATAGCTTTATCAACTCTTAGGTTAAATCCAGCTAATGAAGTTGTACCAATACCTACAGCACCGTTGCTATCAATTCTCATTCTTTCGGAAACAGTAACGCTTCCTGAAGGGGTAGTACCGAATACGATACGACCAGGAGCAGAGGTAGCTGAGAAGTTACCATCCGCAAACATTGTTATTGTAGCAGCCCTTCTTAATGCACCAGCACCATCTGAACCTTCACCACCTAAGAACATTAAACCATCATTGGCTTGAACAGCTACCGAGTAATCCCCAATAATACCTGAACGAGTCTTAGTAAAGTATAAGTTGTTGTTGTTTGTGTTGTTTTCTGGGTTTTGGAATATTGCACCGCTTGATGTACTTGCAATTTTCAATAATGGGTTGAATCCCGTAGAGGCAGTAACATCAAATGTAGATCCAATACTTAAAGATCCATTAAGATAATTCCTAGCTTGCCCATTCATGTATAGATTCCAACGACCAGTGCCAGAGGCCATATCGCCGTAGAATGAATAATTGTTTGTAGCACCAGTTAAAGTAGTGCCAGCAAAATATCCAAATTGGTTAGTAACAGTAGAGCCAGCTCCGAATACACCTTGTGCCGCTCCGTAATGCACTATGTTTGTAAGTGTAAACGATGCAGCAGCAGTACCTATATTTGACTGAAAACTTCTACCACTTGTAGTAACATCAGATTGTACAATTACAGAACTTAGTACAGAGTTTGATACTGTAGCTCCTGTTAAATTTCTATTTACAGAAAGGTTAACTCCTGTTAAAGAAGTAGTACCTATACCTAAAGCACCTGCCAAGTGATTATTAGCAGTACCCTGCATAAATAAGTTCCAACGACCTGTGCCTGCTGCTAATGTTGAATGGAATCCGTAGTTATTTGTAGCATTAATTAAGTTGCCACCTATAGTAAATCCATATTGATTTGTTACACTTGTAAGACTAGCTCCAGTTGCTCTATAATGAGCTAAATCAGTAAGGGTGCCACTCACAGAACTTATTGCCGATCTAAATCCATCAGCTACCGATGTAACGTCAGATTGAACTGCACTATCGATGTATATACCAAAAGCTGTAGTAGCACCAGTAATAGGTTTAGCTACCCTTAAGGCAGATGCGGATAATCCTGTAGACCCAATACCAACAGAATCATTAAAAAATCCAGTACCCTGAACAAATAATTTAGTAGTTGCATTAGCAGCTACAGTACCTACCGCAAAGTTACCAGATGTACTCTCAAGAATCGCTGCGTTACCAGATGATCCAATAAATCGAAGCCTTGTTGAGTTGTTAATAAATACACCAAAGTTATCATCACTTTCTCTAAAGAATAATCTTGTAAAGTCAGCCCCTGAAGATATTTGTAATGCGGTTTCTCCAGTAGCGTTAAATAAATCTAATTTTGCTCCGGGGGTTACAGTTCCAACACCAGCATTAGTCCCATTATCAAAAAATAAACTATCCCCGATAGATGAAGAACTTGTAAACTTGGCTAACGTATTTAATGTACCAGAACCCGCAACCTTATTATTGAAAGTCGACCAATCGGTAGAAGTTAAAAACCCGCTATTACTAGCAGTTGCAGCCCCTAACTTGGTTTCGATAGATGACTTCGTTTCATCACCTGTATTAGTTCCTGATAGGTTAGAAGCGGTTAAAGAACCAACTACGTTTAATCCACTTGAAATCTCTACCGCAGATGATGATAAATATAATGGTGTATTGTTACCTAATCCATCGGTGATTCTCTTGAGGGTAGATGTGATAGCATCGTTATCTGATACCTTCAGGAGCGAATCGTAAGTGGATTGGATGGTAGTTCCGGTTAGTGTAGCCATTATTTAATATTTTGTCTAATATAGTAAAAAAAATTAACTTTTGCAACAATAGTTTTCAAGAAATTACTTCCAGAAGTCCTTTAGAAATCTTACTCCCTCTAAATCGATATTACCTAAGAAGATGTAGTTACCACCTGAAGCCTTATTGTTAAAGAATGGTACTTTATTCGATCTATAAGGAGCTGCTACTGCGTTTGTATCTATACCACTCTTGAAGCCTGTTGCGATGCTTATTGAGTCTCTATCAGATTGACGAGTACCAAACTCTAAGTATATAAATTCTTTTATAGGTTTAGCTATTGCTGCACCTGTTATTATGCTTTTCCCGCTATACATTTTGTAGTAGATAGGATTAGCTGGTAGTTGGCTTGACTCTTCTGGAGGTAGCCCTGAGTATTGCCTATTTGTATTGTTTGTAATGGTACTTACAGCTTCTTCCACCTTCTCCTCTGCGTTCGCCCTGATCGTCTCTACAAACTTCTTGTAGTCCTCTAATACAGCGTTTATATCCGAACCACCCGACTTAAATGTACGATTAGTGTTTCTAACTACTGCCATTATTTTCTACGCCAAGCAACTATCTTAATGAAGTATCTTTTCTCATCATCTAATCTAACCGAATGGATAATGTAGAAATCGTTTCTGTACTTAATCTTATATCTCTTGTCGATGTTTTGGGTATTCTCACTCCATTGAGTTAAAACCTTATCCCAAATATCATCTACCCCATCCCAAGTTAAAGCACTTCTAAATCTGATAGTAAAGAGATATTTATTGTTAATTACCCTCTCCCCTCCTTCGATAAACAAGTCACCATCAAATGGCTCTACCTTAGCTAAAGTAGTCGTATTCTTAACGTATGTAGGCTTAGTACCTCCCGCAGTATCAGTAGTAGCAGTATAGGTGAAAAGCTCTATAATCTCCCTAAAATCAGATATTAAATACTTGTTTCTTCTCATTAGAATAAGTAAACTCTACGGTAACTTGCTACTTGCTGTAAAGCACCATTAGATAATTCAGTAACTTGTGAGCTATCCAATACATTCTCTCTGTATTCAAAGTCCATAGCCACTTGCTTCATAATACCAACCTTTAAGTCAGCAGGGGTAGTAGTATAACCAGCCACATACTCAATCTCAATAGGGGTGTCAATTCCGTTGTAGAATCTAATGTTTTTGTAAGCGTTACCCGTAACTAAATAATCAGTTCCTGCAACTAAAGTTGTTTTAACTCCTGACTCATCAATAGACTTGACATGGGTAATAGATTGGATAGGCCCATAAGGAATATCAATATTACTCGCTACCTGCTGATATGTTGCTACCAATGTTTTAGTGCCAAAGCTAACACCAGTATATCTCTCTAATCTAGTTCTTGCCGAGCTAATCAAAGTTGTAATCAAAGAATCCCAAGATTGGTAATCAATATTGAGGTATTCCTTCATTTCAAACAATGTAACCGGTTCAGTAGCTAAATCAGTTTTAATTTGAACGTCAAGTCCTAAAGTCATTATTTAGTCTTTTTAGAGGTTTTTAATTCTTTTGTCTTTACTACGGGCTTCTCTTCCTTCTCTACCACATCTTCCTTAACTTCAAGGATTCTAACGAAGTTTTTGCTAACTAATAGTGTAGCTCTCTCATCACTCACGTTGAAGATTTCACCCTCTCTTACAAACCTACCAAGTTCTAAATCTCTGTAGGCTCTTGTAACTTCTATTCTAGTCATAACTTTATATTTTTTGAAAGTAGGGGAGGAAACGATCCTCCCAGTAGAAAACTACTTTCCAAACTACTTTATAAATTAGGCAACGTTACCTAAGTCAGCAAATACGAATGCATCTGGACGGTCGATAGCTAATACCTCACGAGCCTCGATACGAACAGTAACTAAGTTACGTTGTACGTTATCAGAATCTTGCTCGAAGAACTCAACTTTCAGGTCGTCAACAACTACACGCTTCGCCATGTTCCAGTCACCTAACAATACTTTATCGTCAGCTACGAAAGATGATTTGAATACAGGGATACCAGCGATAGCGATCTCGCCACCAGCAGTGATAGTGAAACCACCAGGTACAGAGTAATCAGAAGGTTTAGTTTGCAATAAACGAGCCCATTGCTTAGGGTTAACTACGATACCGTTTACAGAGAAGTCATTAGACTCTAAGTTAGCGATATAATCGATGATTTGTTCAGCATCTACAGTAGCAGTAGTGGTAGTAGAACCAGTAGCAGCACCACTCAATACAGTGTAGAAGTTGCTATCCTCAGCTTTGTAGAAATCACGCAATAACATATCAGGTAAAGCAGACTGTAAGAAAGGTAAGTCTTGCAACATAGATTTGTCAACACGAGCGTAACCAGCGATGTAACGAGCAGTAAAGGTAACAGCAGTTAAATCATAATCAACTAAGTTTTTAGGATCACCGAAGTTAGCTTGTACACCGATAGAACCAGCAGAACCAGTTTCACGATATAAAGTGTAGATACCAGTTGCAGAGTTAACAGCAGGGATAAGGTCTCTAAAGTTAACTTTACGAGTAGGAACCATAGCAACACCTGGTTGGTAAGTGCGTACAGCATCACCAGTCAAGTTAGCAGTAGTGGTCATTACACCAGCTTGTTTCAATCTATCT